GAGAACGATGTGGTTATTGGCAAGGTTACCAGCTTGAAGGCTGATCCCAACGGGTACGCTTTCCGCGACTCGTCTACGATTCACCGCAATTCCGAGACGTGTCGTGTAGACGGAGTTTGGAACGAGAAGAATTCTGATGGTTACCCTTTCGTCAAGGTCCGTGTCGTATCAGAGCGTATTCCTGAAGTTGGCGATAAGGTGTCTTCGCGTCATGGACAGAAGGGAACGTGTGGCATCATTCTGAATGAGGAGGATATGCCGTACACTGCTTCTGGTCTGCGTCCAGACATCATTATGAACCCACACGCTGTTCCTTCGCGCATGACGATCGCTCAGTTGATGGAGACTATGCACGGTAAGATCTGTACCGAGAAGGGTGCATTGGGCGACGGTACGCCTTACTCGCATATGAAGATGGGTTCGTTGCGCGAGCAGCTGCTGGCAATTGGAATGCATCCTTACGGCAACGAGATCATGTACAATGGTCAGACGGGTGAGATGATGGAGAGCGAGATCTTCGTCGGCCCTACGTTCTACCAGCGACTCAAGCACATGGTTGTGGACAAGAAGCATTCTCGTTCACGGGGACCGATTGTATCACTCACTCGTCAGCCTTGTGAGGGCAGGTCTCGTGATGGCGGTTTGCGTGTTGGTGAGATGGAGCGTGATTGTATGCTGTCCCACGGCCTAGCGATGTTCACCAAGGAACGTCTGATGGATGTATCGGATCCTTTCCGTACTGGGTTCTGTAAGACGTGTGGAACTTTGGCTGTGGTTAATCCGTTGGAGAACGTGTACCATTGCGGCAACTGCGGAATGAAGACTCACTTTGAGATGAAGACGATTCCTTATGCCGTCAAGCTTTGGTCTCAGGAACTAGAAGCAATGCATATTGTACCCCGAATGGTGTTTGAGTAGTTTAGATACTGAAAAATGTAGAAAATAATGATTAGAGCTGAATTAGGATATTGGTATGGGCTGGGAAACCAGCTTTTTATTTTAGCGGCTGCCGAATCGTTTGGTAAGCAAACTGGACGCACGTTTTATATTCACAATAAACGTACACCCCATAATCCTCATTCATCGGCAAATTATTACGATTCAATTTTCAAGAACTTTCTTCCTCTCTCTGCTGATCCAGGTCAAGAACTCACGATTAATGAACCCGGTTCTCAGCCATACATGGACTGGCCAACGATCATCAATACTCAAGCTGCGCACAATATAGTCATTTCTGGTTACTTTCAAAACTGGAAGTATATTGAGCCTACGCGCGACACATTTGTTGAACGACTTTCGTTCAATACTGATATTCTCAAGAAGTATCCGGATATTTCTGATTGTGTGTTCGTACACGTTCGTGGTAAGGATTATCTTAAGTGGGGAGGGTTTGTAGATTTGAAACAGTATTACGAGAAATGTCTTTCTATGATTCAGGATAAGATTGTGGTGTTTACCGATGACCCAGAATACGCAAAGAAGGTATTGAATAGACCTTTTGATTGTATCGCAGAAAACGAAGTAGATTCGCTTTACCTTATGTCCAAGTGTAAGGGATGTGTATGTGCTAACTCAACGTTTTCGTGGTGGGGAGCATATTTGAATCCAAATAGACAGATTTTCATTCCATCAAAGTGGAATAATGACACAAGTCAATACAGTTTTCCCGGGACAACTATTGTAGATGTTTAAGATAATGCAGTACCTTGTAGAATTTATAGGTACATTGATCATTGTTTACAGTCTTCTTCTTACCGATACGAACCCAGCAATTATGGGAATAGTATACTTTGCGGTATATACAGTTGCCGGTGAAATGGCTTCTGGAACGTTCAATCCTCTAGGAGCTGTAGCCTACTACATGATTGGACGGATGTCGCTACAAGAACTTGGATTCAATATTGCTTCTCAAATGTTTGCAATGCAAGCGGCTGTCATCTCTTTCTTACCGATAAAGGCTTTCATAGGAGACTTGTATTAAATGTAAAATGAGTCTGTATCTTTACGTCATTGATCCCAATCATCGCGATCGCCAGCGGGTTCATGTCCAGAACCGTCGCTCTACTGATTCTGGCGTAGATCTTCTTTGCCAGAACACTCATCTTGAGTTTATTAACCGTAATGGAAACCTACCACCCCATCTAGGTGTTGAAATGAAGACGGGTGTTATTGCAGCTGCTCTGGATAAGGATGGTAGGCCGGCTCCTTATCTTTTGCTTGCCCGATCATCTACGTCTTTGACTCCTCTTCGTATGTCCAATCAGGTAGGTCTGGCAGATGCTGGGTATCGTGGTGAATTGATTGCACGTGTAGATTGTCTTGATCGGCAGATAGATCATTACCATATTCCTATGGGCAATCGTCTTTTCCAGATCGTTCAGCATAATTGGCTACCGTACGATCGGATTGTTCTAGTTGATTCTCCTTACGATCTTCCTGCTCCTCCCGACAATCGTGGCAGCGGTGGTTTTGGGTCCACAGGAAATTAAGTGCGTTAAAATATAATGTCGGGATTACCTCCACTTCCGCAAGTTCCGATAACGCCGATAGGAGCCCGTAATCTGGGCGAAGGGATTACATGGTACATTGATAAACTTCAACGAAAGGGGGAATCCTATATCGTTGGAGTCGTGTTCTTCAAAGGGTTTATTCAAAAAGTTCTGGTTCCTGAATACCTCATTTTTGTTCTGGACAAGGGAGAACCGGAAAAGAAATTTCTGCTGAATGCGTATGCTAATAGTTTATCAAAGGTGAATAATTACGACCAATTACGAATGGTTATGAATAGAGTGAATGCCGAATTAAGTAGGGTAACACCTCCAAAGTATCAGGGAACGTTTTTCCTTGATAGGTTGAATGAGTATGCGAATATGAACCGAATGTACTTTGCTGGAAAGAAGAAGACGAGGAAGCGCAAACCAAAGCGTCGTCAAACTAAATCACGGATGAGGACGAGGGAAATGGCGTCGTGAACAATGGCTCCCCAGTAGGCAGAGTAAAGGGAGAATCCAAAAACAAATATCATCCCTAGAATGAGCACAATTGACCGCAGAAAAGTGTTGAGGATGGGGTTCGCGGTCGGCCAGAGTAGGACGTTCATTTGTCTCTACAATTTTTTTTCTTGCCGTAGAGCATAAACAAAAATGGGAGGTGGTCTGATGCAGCTTGTGTCGTATGGTGCGCAGGATATTTACATCTCGGGCAACCCCCAGATTACGTTCTGGAAGATCCTCTACAAGCGCCACACGAACTTCGCTGTGGAGTCCATTGAGGTGACGTTCAACGGTCAGGCGGACTTCAACAAGCGCGTGACGGCCGTCATCAACCGTAACGCTGACCTGATGTACAAGACGTACATCCAGGTTGTACTCCCCGAGATTGACCTCGGCACGAACGGCACGACGGGCCTGACGGCGTCTGGCGCGGGCTTCCGCTGGCTCAACTACATCGGCCACCGCCTGATCAACCAGGTTGAGCTGGAGATCGGTGGTCAGCGCATTGACCGCCAGTACGGCGACTGGATGCAGATCTGGACGCAGCTGTCCACGGATGCCGGTAACATCTCAGTGCTGGACTCCATGCTCGGCAACACGCACGACCTCGTGCTGATGAAGCGCTCTACGGGCCTGGCCCTGGATGCGACGTGCTCTGCGTCCGAGACGACGATCTCTTGCGTCCCCCGCTCGGGCACGCCCGCCAAGACGCTGTACATCCCCCTCCAGTTCTGGTTCTGCCGCAACCCTGGTGTGGCGATCCCGCTCATTGCGCTCCAGTACCACGAGGTGCGCATCAACGTTGACTTTGAGACGTGGCAGAACTGCCAGTACGGCGAGAGCGCGGTTGGCTCGCCCGTTGCCGTCTCTGCCCAGTCGCTGGCCGCTGCGTCCATCTACGTTGACTACGTCTACCTGGACACGGAGGAGCGCCGCCGCTTCGCCCAGCAGTCGCACGAGTACCTCATTGAGCAGGTGCAGTACACGGGTGCTGAGTCCATCACGTCGTCATCCAACAAGATCCAGCTGAACTTCAACCACCCCGTCAAGGAGCTCCAGTGGGTAGTCCAGCGCGACTCGTTCGTTGACTGCTCCACGTCCACGTGGCTCGCGTCGGTTGGCGGTGCCCAGCCCTTCAACTACTCCGATGACTTCAGCACGGACGGCATGATCACGTCGCTGCTGTCCCAGGCGTCGGCTGGTACCACGTTCTCTACGTCTGCCACGCAGGGTGTCTCGGCCGCGCTGGGCCAGGGCGCCTCGGAGGCGACGACGCTCATCGGCGCGGACACCACGGACGTCAACGGCGTCCAGGAGTTTGAGTCGGGCGTTAACTACCTGCTCGCGAAGGTCATCCTTGCCTCCAACGTGCGCTGCGAGGGCAAGAACCCCGTGGAGGTTGCCAAGCTCCAGCTCAACGGCCAGGACCGCTTCAAGGAGCAGCAGGGCAAGTACTTCAACCAGTACCAGCCATACGTGTACCACAGCGGCGTGCCATACCCAGGTGTGTACTGCTACAGCTTCGCGCTGCAGCCCGAGGAGCACCAGCCAACCGGCACCTGCAACTTCTCTCGCATTGATAACGCCCAGGTGGCTATCAACATGAAGGGCGGCTACACCACCCCTCTACAGAAGATGTTCGCGGTGAACTACAACATTCTGCGCATTCAGTCTGGAATGGGCGGCCTTAGCTTTAGTAATTGATCGTCGGTTACT